TTATCATTGCAGCATTTGCTGTACTAATTGATATTGCAGAGAAGTGTGGAAGGTATTCCAAAAGAGATCTGAAGATCATGCGAGGACTTTCTACTGAGATAGCATATTCGTGTGTGGCGTACAATGGTGATCTTATCATCCATAAGGGCTCTAATCCTTCAGGCCAGAATTTGACAGTATACATCAACTGCATTGTTAATTCTTTGCAATTGCGATGTGCTTATTTTCATCTGTACCCTAATTATTTAGGTCCTCCTGTGCCTTTTCGTGAGGTAGTTAAGGTAGTGACTTATGGGGACGATGTTAAGGGTTCTGTTAAAGATGGCCATGATTGGTTTAATCATATTTCGTATGCTCAATTTCTTGGAGAGCGTGATATGGTTTTTACCATGCCAGATAAGGAATCAAAGCCCACTCCGTACATGAAGGACAGTGAAGCTGATTTCCTGAAGCGAACGAATATTTTCAACGAGGATACAGGTCTCATCCACGGTGCTTTGGCAGAGGATTCTATATTTAAGAGTCTTCATACTGTTCTTGAGTCTAAAGTGGTTTCTACTAAGGACCAAGCAGCTAGCAACATTGATGGAGCTTTACGTGAATGGTGGCAGCATGGTAAAGAAGTCTATGAGAAGAGACGCGAACAGATGAAAGTAGTGGCACAGCGTTGCGGTATGACCGATTCGTGTAAGATGTTGGGAGAGTCTTACGAGGATCGGCTCAAACATTTCGACATTAGGTATAATGGGATAGCTGATGATGAAATGGATGAAACCGCGGATGAGGATATGTATGTCACGTCTGTAGGGGACGAATGGGATTTTGACTAGCCACTTTCCCACCGCCTTGGAAAGGCGTTAAACTTAGCCACACTCCGGAACCATCCGTAGTATAAGTTTAAAATGGTTGTACATATATGGGTACTGCATAATGCAGCAATTTACATGTTTGTGTTCTTTATGTTAGCTTTGTGTATATAGACATCCTACCCTTAGGATACCGGTATTTACTGGGGGTTTCGTCAGCCGGTGAAACATCGTCGCACACAGGTATAGCGGGTACTATCCTGATGTGTTGTATTATTAATTGCCCACTTCTAATAATAATACTTATAGTTCTGGGTCCGACTCTAATGGGCCCCCTGGCATTGCTTCTAGTGTCTCCAAAGCAAATGACCAGGTATCAACACAAAATTTACATTTTGTTGATGGAGACAATCCATGGTCTTACGACATTTCATCATCTTCTGATGCTACAACGAAACTCGCTGAGTTCAGCGACGCAGAATTAGGTTCTTTCCTTTCTCGTCCGCTTAAAATCAAAGAGTATCAATGGGTACCAGATGATACAAGATTATTTGAGATGTTTAATCCTTGGACTGAGTTTTTCACTAACTCTGATGTCCAGGAGAAAATAAATCGCTATCGTAATTTGCGATGTAATCTTAAGATGAAAATGCTGATTAACGGTAATTCGTTTTATTATGGGCGAGCTTTAGTTTCGTATAACCCTTACTTGGTTAATGACTCTGTCACACTTAATCGAGCTTTCTTTGAGCAAGATTTAGTTGGTGCTTCCCAAAAACCGCATTTTCTTTTAGATCCCACAACATCCCAAGGTGGTGAGATGACGTTACCCTTCTTATGGCCAGAAAACTTCTTGGATATAACTCGACCAAACTGGACCGCAGATTTAGGACGTATCACTATACATGATTTTGATATTCTTCGTCATGCTAATGGTGGAACAGATCCTATCACAGTCTCGGTCTTTGTGTGGGTAGAAAATCTTGTTCTTTCAGTTCCTACTACTAGCCAGGCACAGTCTGGTTTCGCAGATAGAGAACTAGATAAGTTTGGATTTCCTACTTACGTGGAACAGGCAAAATCCATGAAGAAAGCTGATAACACCAGTACTAACGATGAGTTTGTGAAAGACGGTTTGATTAGCAAGCCAGCTACAGCCATTTCTGCTGCTGCTAATGCATTATCCATGATTCCCGTCATTGCACCTTATGCTAAAGCTACTTCTATGGTGGCTTCTAGTTTGAGTAGCATGGCAAAGATGTTTGGATATTCACGACCACAAGTACTAGATGATACTAAACCTTATGTTCCTAGATATATGGGAAATCTAGCCAATACTGATTATCCTGAAACTCTTATGAAATTGTCAGTTGATTCTAAGAATGAACTAACTATTGACACGAGAGTAATGGGACTTGGAGGAGAGGATGAGCTTACCATTTCTTCTATAGCTCAACGACCCTCTTTTTGGCGACAGTTTGATTGGGAAGAATCGGCTACTACAGATTCTCTGTTAGCGTCGATGAAAGTTCAACCCTGTTTGATTCGAACTTTGTCAGCCAGTCCAGTTTTGGAAATCCACCCTACAGCTTTAAGTTTCGCTGCTAATCCTTTCGAGGTTTGGCAAGGATCCATTAAGTTTAGGTTCAATGTGGTTTGTTCAGAATACCATAGAGGACGTTTACGTTTAGTATATAACCCCAAGACCAACAACACAGGACCAGTCCAATATAACCAAGTATATTCTACTATTATTGATATTTCAGAGGATAGAGATTTTGAATACGAAGTTAAATGGGCTGATATTAGAGCTTGGAACAGAGTTATCGGACCTGATCTCCAGACTACAGTAGATAATTTTAGTACAACTGAGCCCGTCACTGGCGGTGCTGAGACTCCTTTGGAGATGAACTATGATAATGGTACTCTTAGTATTTATGTTGTTAATGAACTCGCGACTCCTAGTAACACTCCCACTAGTGTTAAGGTGCAAGTTTGGGTTAGTGGCGGTAAGGACATTGCCTTTGCCGTCCCTAGTCCTTCTGCGCTTGCGGATATTTCGTATTTCAGACAACAAAGTGCTATAGCACCATATTCGAAACAGTCTGCTGAGGCCCCCGAACCTCTCGCTACGAATAAAGATGAATCTAATGCCCCTTTGTGTTCCAATGAAATTGAAACTTTTGGTAGTGCTCCTCCTAGTCAAGACAACCAATATTTGGTGTATCAAGGAGAAAGAATAGTAAGTTTTCGCGATTTATTGCGGAGATACAATTATCACACTTCTTATTGGCCAGGAGAGACAGGAAATGGAACTAGATTAGTAGGTATTAACTTGACGGACTTTCCTTATTATAGAGGCTGGGACCCGAATGGTTTGGATGAAGCAGTTACTAGCGATCCATCCGTGTCTGCAAGGTATAATTTTTGTAATTCAACATTAATCAATTACCTTACACCAGCTTATGTTATGAGGAGAGGCGCTCTTCGTCATAAAATCATCAATTCTAGCACCAAGACCTCTGGTCGAGTTGGAACAATATGTGTCGCACGTCATCGTATCAATGGAACTTCCAACAGTGAAACTGCATATCAGCTTGATGATGCTTTAGTTGCCAAACGGCGCAAAAAGATGCTTCAAAGCTCCCGAGCTTATTTAGGGGGAGCATCTCTTTCACCAATTCCTAATAATCCGTGTATCGAGTACGAAACTCCGTTTTATACGAGAGGGCAGCGCTTCGTGCCTGCCAGGGACACTGATTATCGTGGTGCCTTACATAATGGGCACGAGATAACTTTGGAATTCGTGAATCAAGTAGGTGAAACAAATAGTCGAGTAGATAAGTATATCTCTACAGCAGAGGACTTTCAGTTAGGTCTCTTTATAGGGGCTCCCGTCTATTATGTTTACCTCGATCCTCAAGCATCACCATAGGTCAGTTGGGTTCGATCATGGTTTCACATAAATATACGGAGGGGAGTATATTTATGTGTGGGGACAGACGACAGTCTATAAAATGTGCAAGACGACAGTCTATAAAATGTCGTACGAGGCTTTCTCAGGGTGAGAAAGTCAGGATACTGTCCGGCGGCTGGACAGGGGTTTGGATACCTATCCAATCCTAGACGAGATGTGTTACATCTTACACTGAGCTAATTGAGTTCAAAGGTTTACAAGGACCTAGGTAAGATGTTCGCATCTTACTTGGGTTTGGAATTTTACTTTGTCCGCAACTTTCTACAGTGTATGTCTAAAATAATAATAATTTATATAAAGTGATTTTTGGAGGTTAGATTATTCCTCGCGTGACTTTATATAGGATTTAGGCCGCTCACGT